TTCCAAAAGAAAAATTAAAACAAGCGCCCTTGCCTTTTATGGTTAGTGATGGTTTGCTTGAAGTAGGAGAATTATGATGTTACATAGACTTGAAATTTATAAGGAGTCTTACTCTTCCGTAAAAGATAAAGACTCAGAGTTTAAATTGAAGTTGCTACAAACTATTGAAAGTGAATACTTGTCGGTAGCGGTTGATTTCGGTATCAATTTCATGCGCTCAGAGTTTGAGTTTGCAGATTTGAGCGCTGATGATATAACTGTAGGTAGTTTTATCTGTTCTGACCCAAGTGGTTTGGATAATTCTGTAAAAGAAGATGCTTTACGTTTACTTTATCGGTATTTAGTAGGTGATTTGTACTCCTTTATTCCGATTACCTTCTACGACAAACGAGTTTGGTCTAAGGTTTCTTATATTATCAAATACGAAGAGTTGCCTTCTGAGGAAGTAGGTGTTTAACTATGTTGTCAGAAGAGAGAAAATTTCTAAAGACGGTTGATTTATACTCTAAGGTCGTTGATGCAGGTTTAACTTGGGGTTTCACAGACTATGAGGAAGTTGCTGAACATAAGCGTTTGACTGGGTTGTTTGCTACTCAGATTAGTCGCCAAAATGATAAGTACGAACAACGGCACACTGCAGACTTGAAGGCACAAAGTAAGGAATTTGGTTATGTTCAACCAAGTAACGGAGTTCCCATTTTTGATAATGTGATTGTTGATTTGGATAATGCTTACAAGTATGTAAGAACAGGCACTCCAATTAGAGAACCAAATAGAAGGAGAAGTTACTGGTGAACTTAGAACAGAGAAAACAAATTGAAACAAGAGTAGAACAATTAAATGTGAAACTAACCGAACTCGGTATCCCTCAACTTTCGTTCCATTTTGACATTGAGGGTGAAGTGGTTCAGTTACTTTACAAATTGAGTTCCTGTAACTTCTATGAGTGGATAGGTTCCGTTGTAGACTCCACACCGTCTGAGATTTTGGATTGGTTGAAAGTTCAAGAGAGTCAGTTTTACTTGTACAAGCAACTGATTTCTTATTTTGGGAGTGGTTTTGCACATGCAATTATTCCAAATGACTCTACGGTAACTTTGACTTTAAGTCACTTGACTTATGTTTTCAGTTACGATAGAGAGCATTTAGTTATTTTTGCTTACAAGAATTACATTGGCAAAGACTTAGCTAAGTCAGGTTCTAAATTGGGTGAATTGAAGGTAGAGAGACTTGGAATGCCCCATAACCGAGAGCCTTTAGGTACTGAGGTTTCTATGACTAGAGTTTGTCCTGAGACGGAAGTAGTGAAACATTTAGATTATATTATTAGCACGTTTAAGCAGTTTGAAGAGATGGTTGTAAACCAAAGCAATTAAGAATTGAGGAAGATGATGTACATTGATGGAGAACAACAAGTAGAAGTAAAAGTTGAGCAACTAAACCAAAAACTAATTGAACTCGGTATCCCACAAGTTCGCTTTGAATTTGAACCTAAGATAAGCTTGATTCGATTGACTTACCAAAAGAAACCAACTTTTGATGTCATTGATTATGAAATTAGTGATTACTACGAAGATTTAACGGGTTGGTTAGATTATCACGAAGGGTACTTACCCCTTTACAGGCAGTTAGTATCTTACTTTAAAGGTGCATTTGCTCGCCTTATCAAACTTGATGATGGCAGTTTAGGTTTGACCTCAAACGGTTTGACTTATCAATTTGGTTACATAACTGGGCAGTTACTTGTAGTTTGCTCTAAAAACTACGAAAAAGACTTACTTGAGTTGGGTACTAAACTTGGTGAGATGAAACTTGAAAAAGTGATTGTTCCCAAGGAAAAGCACCTTATGTGGACAAAATGTATATTAGGGAGAGTGATCCAAGAAACTGACCTTTTGGAAACTTTAGATTTTATTAACTCTGAGTTTGAGAACTTTGAAGGTATGTTTGTCAATCAAACCACACGAATTACAGATAAATAGAGGTAACTTGTGGAGAATACTACTATAAAGTAAAGAAAGAGAGGGGTATCCTCTCTTTTTGCTTGACAAAATAAATCAATTTTGATATAATAGAGAAAATAGAAATTGAGGTAGTAACTATGAGTAGTATTGCAAAAGTTGTTGAAACGTTCAATGATGGTCAGTGGGTCACACTGTTACTTTATAACGAAATTACTAAAATGGGGTTTTACTACACCTTCGCAACTTCCGACTTAGTTTACAAATGGCCTGAGATTTTGAAAGACTTACGTGAGTTAGATACCTCTAATCATCCAAAATCTGCAACTGTCATTAGTCGTCCGTTTGACACTGTTGATGAACTAATTAGTTATTTTGAAGATAACTTGTTATAGTGAGGTGTAGTTATGGAAGTTAAAGAAAACACAAAACTAATCACATTTAGAGAGTTGTATCGTGGAGAAACTTATGTCGCTTTTGCAGAAGACAAGACTGAATTGTATATATTTAAAAAGTTTTTGAATTGGGTTTCTTGGTATTCTCACTCAGTTTCTAACTATTTTTATGTTTTAAATAAAGATAACCTAACTAAAATTGTAAGTGATTTTGAAACATTTCTATCTTCAAGTGACTCTTTTAAATATTGTGAGTACGGCTCTGAAGAAGCTGACTTAAAAGTAGTAACTCAATTTTATAGGGAAGACGGTCGCCTACCTACTAACTTGCATAGAGGTAGCAGAAGTCGTTCAATTAGTGTAGACTTTGAAGTAACCATTCCGTCCTTACAAGATGGTAACATTCTACACGAAGATTTAGCACATCGATACTATACTGTGGTTATTACAAACTTAGAAGATGTACGGTACTTAGAAGATTACTAAAGAGAGGTATATCCTCTCTTTTTACTTGACTTAATTCAATTCTTTTGATATAATAGAGAAAATTAGAAAAGGAGATTGAGTTGATGAAACCAACAATATTAGATTTTAATAAACTAGAACAACAAGTAATAGATGGGCTTTATCAAGGTTGTAATGGTTTTCCAGCAAAGACTTTCCATAATGGACAACGCAACCGCAAAGCGTTATTTAAAGACTTACGAAAGGTTTTTGCGCGCGAATTAGGTATCTGGTCTGAATCTGACCTTTCACCTCGTCAAAAAGAATACATCACTCGCATTTTGAATTTGAAATTAAATGAGACGAACCAGTTGAAACTTGAGAGTTCCAAAACACGACAATTAGCTTTTGTACGTGCAGTTCGAAGCTATGTAACACAAGGGAAGTATTTTTACTTTATGTTTGAGAAAGAATTGAAAAACATATATTTTAAGGAGATTATACCAGATGAGTAACTTATATAAATTTAAACCAAATCGAGAAAATAAAGGTCTTGATATTAAAATGGTTCGTTGTGACACATATTCCTCTAGCTTTGAAAGTTTGTACAATACTTATACAACGTATTGTGAGGAACATCCTAACGGTTCTTGGTTCCCTGAGTTTCAACGTGGGTTGGTTTGGACACAAGAGCAGAAAGAACAGTTGATTTTATCTATGCTCAATGGTTTGCCTATTGGTGCGTTTTACCTAAACGATTGGTGGTTCGATGAAGAGGAAAAACGTGCCAAAATGGATCATGTTTTGTTTGACGGACAGCAACGTTTTACTGCTATTTTGGAATTTCTTACTGGGGAATTTCCTATTACAGTTGAAGGTAGAGAGTTTTATGTAACTGACCTATCGTTTCAAGAATGGTTAAATATCAAGCGGTATCCAATCAGCATTGTTCACTCTTATATTGAAGATTGGAATGATTTAATTGACTACTATGTTTTGATAAACAAGGGTGGAACCGCTCATACCTTGGAAGAGTTCCAAAAGGCTTTGGATTGTAAGGAGAAATAGGTTATGACTTCAATTAAATCTTATTATGCAGCTTGGTTAGAGGATTCAGATAAGTATTATGTACACTCTCTTTGTGAGACGGAAGAAGAGGTGTATACCTTTTTGGAGGGTCTTAACTTGTCTGTTCCGTTAAGAGAGTCAGGAGTTCAAGTTGTGGAGATTTCTAAACCTTTGTTTGATTATTTGCAAGGAGTGATTGCAACCAAACCTTATAGTCTAACTGTAACTAGCAAGGGGTATCAACCAACTCTCCCAACAATTCCTTACACTGAGTTGAAATATGATCAAGCTAAGTTAGATTTGCGTGAGTTTCTTTGGAAAGAGATGCAAGAAGAAGACCCTCGCTTACTAGGTGTGAAAAATGATGATTCGTTACGTTTTCAACCTTGGAAACCTATTTTGAAGGAAACGCACTCTCAGATTGTGTACAATCAAGAATTTCCTTGGTTTTCTGAGTCTTTAGAAACTCAACATACACAAATTGTTGAAGAAGATAGTAGAGATTTAGACACTAAAGGAGTTTACTTAACTCACTTAAACGGTAAACAAGATATTGAAACATTAACAACTTCCAAAGTTTTGTCTCGTAGAGAAACAAATGGTACAAGTAACTTCTTTGGGGTATCCGACAATGCCACGCAGGTCAAAGCTTATTTAGAAAAGGCTTTAGAAGTGTATTTTACAGGTAATTCTGCTAGTGGCGGTACCTTATATTGGCTAGGAAAACACTTAGCTCGTACTCTTGACTATTGTGGGGTTTCTACTAAGTTTGGTTATGTTTTGTTGATGTCTCCTATTTGGAACAAGCATGATGTAAGTAATTATGGCGGATTCTGTTGGTCTAAGTGGGGGAGTTACATTGGAAACTATGAAAGACAGTCGGACTATTTAGATCATGAAACCGGTTTAGATTTTGTTTTTGTTTGGAACTTGGTTCCTGTTGTCACACAATAAAGGAGATAATATGCGTACAAAACAACTATTAAAAGCAGTACAAACCGTAGGTTCAGATGTTCAAACTTTGTTGAATTATTTGGCTTTAAATGAGGATCATTTTGGAACTCACGCTATTGTAGACCCTTTTGGAAAAGTTTTGTTGGAACATAAGTTTCACATGACAGATAAGGGTGAGATTGTAAAGACCATAGTACATGAAGACGGCTTTGAACAACCAACGCATCCAATGAAATTGGCTAAATTATCTTTGGAAGAGTTGTTAGCTATTGTGTCTTACTCTAAAACTCAATCACCGTCTGAGGAGTACAAAGGTACTTTTGAAAATAAGTGGGAAGAGATTGCGAAGATAACTCAGTTGAACTTAAGTTTAAATGAGGTTTTGAATTAGAAAGTTAGAAAAGAGTTGAAAATGTTAGAACGACACTTAACCAAAGACCAATTTACATTAGGTCAAGAAATTTTCGTAGACCATTATGATAATAAGTCTCGTCCTCGGTCTATTTACCCAGACAATTATTTTGAAGTTGGTTATGTAGCAAAGATTGAAGACAATTTGATTCAAACTACATTAGGTGACTTTGAATTACCTAGCGGTATCCACAAGTCAGATGAAGACTCTTTTGGCTTCGCTGGGGAAATTTTCTTGTCTGTAGAAGATTTAATGAATAAAAGAGACAGACTGTTAGCTTTTGCAGCCTTGAAGTCAGCTTTAGAGAATGAAAACAGTTACGGCAGTTCTGTTCGAGAAATTTCAACAGATGAATTAGCTGATTTTGCTTTAAAACTATGTTTTGATAAGGGAGATGTTTAGAGTGAACCCAACAATTTTAACTTTAAAAGAGCAAGAGCTCTTTGATAAATATAAACCTTTGTTTAAAGCTCAACACTTTGATTTATCGGTATCCAATTTAGGTGGTTCCTCAAATCATTGGAGAATTGAGGATTCTATTTTTCCGGATTTTGCAGGACATAGGTTCCATAACGTTTATGATTCAGCTAAACTTGAGGATTTTGAACTTTGGTTGAAGTTTTATTTGGACTTTGCAACTTCCTATCGTCTCAGTAACAGTTTAAACCTATACAGTAAAAGTAAAGTTCTTTGGGACGTAACTACGTTTGACCATACTAAGTCAAACTACAGTTTAAGATTGTTTTTAAATCCTGCAGACTTCAGTTTTTATGAGATTGAATGTAAATTGAATTTTGAAGTAGGAAGTTCTTCTATTTATGGTGAAGTGGTGGCAAATAAGTTGTATGGTTTAAATGTAAACTTAACCTTACAAGATGGGACTCCTTTGACTATAAATGACCGTCACATATCTCTCCTACTTACACGATATTTCCGTACTGAAAAAACAAACCTCAAAGAAATTATTGTGAGTGCTATTGAGAAGTTAGGTAAATCTGCTGATGATTACATCAAAGAAGCATAAATAGAAAGGAATTTAGCATGAATTCAACAAAAATTTGGCTCTCGTCTAATATTAGCATGAGAGAAGAGTTTTATAAATTGTTACGCAGCACTCCAGGGGTGTCCCGCTCTAAATTACGCCAATATGGTAAAGTTGAAAATTATAATTATGGTGTAAGTCCGCACTACTACATTGATAACATGAAAGAACTGCATGGTCTCATGCGTTCTATTGAGTGCATTGAAAAACCTTATAAGGTTAAGAGCTTGTGGCTTACACCACATAGCAGAAAGAATGAGTTCAACTTATATCTTGAGTTTGATTTGGTTTAGAAAGAAGGAGAAAGATGGATACGATTTTACTCGAAACCTTTCCGTACTCTCAAAAACAGAAGGGTGCGTTTAGAAAGCTTTCAGCTTTTATCCAACAAGCATTGGTAAGCGAAGATTTTTACAGTTACGGTAAGCTTAACAACTATGAGTTTGATTTTAAGATTGAGGGTTCAATTAATCTTATGTCGGACGGTTATGTTTACCACACTTACGTTTACCTAAGAGGTAAAGTAGTAGCAGTAGTTCAAGCTTTGGCACCTAATTGGGTAAAAGTTGCAGTTATTCCACCTACTGAGATTGAGGGGGTGATGTACAATTCTGCTCACTTAGATTTCACAGATTTGAATGATACTGAAGTTCATCTTTGGTTTAATGATTTACTTCCTTTGACGACAAAAGAGGTAAGGCAAGCTCTCCAATATCCATTTGGTTTCTCTGCCAGTTCTGAGCAAATTACGATTACAGGACTTAGAGGTAGTCAAACCGTATCCTTGGAATTTCAGCTTGGGAAAGGAATTTGATAATGTTTTGGTTAGGTTTCCTCTTTGGCGATGAAAATCGAAAATTGACAGAATTGGAACAACGTAAGAAAGACCGTCAAGCAGACCATGACAGAGAAACGCTTGGTTTTATGTTTGAAGAATTGCGACCTCAATTAGACTTTATGAAGAAGAACAACTTAGAGAGTTTGACTTTTACTATTTTAGACCCTTCAAAGTTCAATTATAATTTGCTCTCAAAAGCTTTAACGGAATGTGGCTCTAAAATCGCTTATACACGATTTGAAAAAGAAGATGGTACTTTTACCCTCACTCTCTATAAAAATCGCCCAGAAGCGATTTCTCGACTTCACAAAGCATATATTTTGAGACTTCTACTTTGGTTTATCTTTGCTTTAGTGTTCACGGTTCCAGTTTACTTGTTCTTGAAGACTTATCTGGATTTGTTACAACCTACTTTCTTTGCTCCAACTTTGTTCAATTACCTCTTAGCAATTATTGGGGTATCCGTTATTTGGATTTTCGCCAATATTGGTTCATCTTTGGTTTTCCGTCACTTTAAACTTGCTGATGAGTTTAAACACACATTAAGATTTGATAAGGTGGTAGAAGATGATTGATTTACTTCAAAGTTACATCGATGATTTCAAAGAATTTTTGCCTAGAACCTATGAAAGTTCTCCTATTACTCAAGCAGTAAAAGATAAATTGATTGAAGTGATGTCTAAGGAGATTAAGGGTTTTATTCACTATGATTCAGACGGAAATTTACTGGACACTTCGATTGTAATTGACGATAACGCACCTTTTGACTTAGGTTTGCTCCCAGAGGTTTTAGATTTACTTGGTTGCAAGTTTACCTACTACAAGTGGGAGAAAATAGGTTCTGTACATGAATTAACTTTGTACAAAGATAAACCTCAAAGAGACTCGCGGTATCGCTTAAATCTTGCCTTTTTTGTAGGTGGTTACATTACTTCAATTTTACTTGCCTTTGCTTGCATGGGTTTTCTGTACTATTTCTTCTATTTGTTAGATACACATAGTACAAAACCTACTGAAGTAGTTCAACCTCCAATTTGGTTTGAGGTAGGTGCTATATTGTTCATGACAAGCTTAATAGTTGTGTTCTTTGTAGACTTTTATATTTATCTTTTTAGAAAAACCTCAGTAGCTCAATTTCTCCGTCGAGAAGTTTACTTTGATAAGCTTGAAAACATTGACAAACCAAGTATTTTGTGCTAAGCTAAATTTATTCAAATTTTGAAAGGACAACGATATGAAATTGTTTAAAAAGCGTTCTTATTCTGAACTGCTTACTAAATATAATCTGCTTTTAACTGATGAGTCAGCGTTTAATGAAGAACGCAAGAAATTAGAACTTTTAACTTCTATAATTCAACCAGAAGTTGAAAGAGCGAAAGAGCTTGGTATGGTTGATTTTACAGTTGATGTGACAGATGTAGACAACATGGAATATGACTATTTGGGTATCATTATGGGCAAACTCGAAAGTCCTTACATTTACTGCAAATTTTTCAAGTTGAAAGGTCGCCTTTATCTGACTTGTGCTAAAGAGAAGTCTAAAGCTTATAAGCGCTTAAGTCATTTAGAGAATTGGATGCTTTTAATTTCTGCTCTACTTGCTTTGGTAATTAGTCCTTTAGTTCATAAATTTATATTATTGGTATTTAAGGATTCGTATGATCCGTCTGTACCTTCTCCATTTATTAATGAGGGTGCTTATATCTCAGGAAGCCAACTTCAAATCTATGTAAATACGCATGGTTTTGTGCCAGCCTTTACTTTCTTTGGTAGTTTGTTACTTGCTATGGGTTTGGTCTTGTTGTTCACTAGATACAGTAAGTATAGCCCTTACAATAAAAACGTTCTCCGTTGGTCAGATGTAACAAAGCATTAAGAAAAGAGCATTTTTGCTCTTTTTCTATTGACTTTTTCTTTTTAATTTGGTATAATAGAAAAAATTAGAAGAAGAGGTTCAACTATGAAACAACCTAAAACATTCACAGATTTGTTTACAACTACATTGATTCTGATTGAGAGAAATCCTTTAGTCTTGGATTTTAATGGGGTGGAGGGTGTCTTACAGTCACAATTAGGTCACCACTCGGTATCCTTACTTGACTCTCAAGTTTCCGAAAAACACTTCAGTTTATATGGTGGGAACAGAAATGATGACTACTTACTCCCAGACAGAGAAGTTCGAGTGTATAGTATTCAAGTAGGGAAAGAGGTTTTTCGCTTGACTGTTAAGAATACAGATAAGCAAACTAACAATAAGTTTTACGTTACAGAGTTGTTTGCAGAGCGTCCAGGTATTTCTTTATTGTCTATTCTTCGAGAGAAATTGCATAAGTTAGGTTAGGTGATAAAATGAAACTCTACGCTATTTATTTGAACTTCGTAGACACAGTAACCGGTACATTTAGTGCTAAACACTGCGTTTGTTTGTCTACGGATAGAACTTTAATGGAGTATATAGGTCGTAAGTACAAGAAACGCAATAATACAAGCTGTTTCCCGGCACAAGTTTATGAGTTTGAAACTTATACTTGGGATGATTTACAAGAAAAGTTTGATTTAACTCATCAACAAATTCAGTATTTCTTAAATCGTATGGAGGATAAAATGATTGTAACTGAGTTTGAAATGAACAAATATGAGTTTAATCTTGCTAAGTTTATAGCACAGTATACAAATTAGAGGGGTAGTATGTTTATGTTCAAAAAGAAGTTAATTTTAGCAAGCTATCCCCTAGTACACTTAGGTTTATTTGCTTTTACTTGTTGGATTTCATGGTTATTTGTTAATGCTACAAAACTCAATCAGTTAGATAACATTTTACTTGTAGTAGGGGTGTTGTTAGGTTTTGTTTTACAACCTTTGATTTTAGATGATTCTTACTTTAAACTGTTGCTTTCAGCTTTTTCTAAGCAAACACAACAAAAATGCAAAGCCTACTGTAGTTATTTAGATAAAGTTACATTGGGTTTGTTTATTTCGTTAGTGGTATCCGTCTTTATCGGAGAACCTTTTTATAGTTCTGTAACTGAGTTTTTGCTTTATATTGCATTTGGTCTTTATGTTAGCTCAAGCGCAGTAATTATGTTGTTTTTAAGTCGAAAGTAAGTGGAAAGGTTAGATAAAATGAGTGAAGGTTATGTTTTAGTATATTGTTTGGATTGTGGATATAAAACTTTGACCCCTATGTTCACAGGAGAATCCACTGAAGATTTGCACTGCTCTAATTGTGGTTCGCACGATATTGAAATTTGGTAAAGGTAGGTAAGAAAATGAACTCAGTAGTAGAAATTTACAAAACATTAAACTTTGGTCGTAAGGTTCAAGTGCTTCGCACTTTGGCGCTTATTCCAACTATTATCTCTCTTTTAGCTTGGCATATAGTACCCAACACTCAAGTCCAATTTTATTTGGAAACTTGGGCTGGGGCTTCTTTAGTTTTGGTAATTGCTTTGCTATTGGTAGAAATTGCTTATGAGGTTAAGACTTTTGACAATTAAAGAACTATATGAATTAGCTGTATCCCTAAAAATCGAAGATTTCGAGCTTTATGTTAGAGATTGTGATGATGAGTTTAGTTGCTTTTATGACTTAGATTATGGTGAGTCATTGAAAAAGCAAGAAGTTTATTTATATTAAGAAAGGAAATAACAAAATGAAATTACAACAAGTAGCAACTGTTCTCGGTATCCGAGATTTTAACTTCCCAACTGAAGAGGGAGTAGACGTGCAACTAAATGCGGTTTTCCACAGCAAAGTAACTGCTTGCACACCAGACCACAAACCTCTAACAAGTGTGGTAGAAACTATTTACCTTCAAACAGAAGAAGGTCTCCGCCTTTTGTGGACTGCGCACAAAAACCGAAGATACATTAACCGTAGCTTTAAATCTTATCGCTAGGTTTACACTTGTGGTATCCCACAAACTCAACAAAAGTCAAGGTTAGTTCTTGACTTTTTATTTTGTTTTTGATATAATTAAGAAAATAAATGAAAAGAAGGACAAATACATGACAACAAACGTGGATCAAGAAATTGAAGAGCTAGAAGCAAAACTAAGTTCTCTAAAAGCAGAGCAACAGTTGTTGCGAGCACAAGAGAGTTTGAACAAAGAAAAAGCAGCAAGTTTGCTTGAAGACGAGAGTTTGGCTGAGTTCATTCAGCAGTTACAAGATAAGTTGGCAGAGTATAAGTTAGGTCTAGCTTTGAGTCTCAATTACAAACAGAATTGGGTATTCTTGGTTAAAGATGACAAATCAACAGACGGTCTCTCAGAGATTAAAGTTCTTGACCTTAAAGACAAGTGCATTTTCTATGGTTCTGTAGAGAGTTACAACCGAGATATTACCGTTGAACGTATTCGAAATTGGGTAGCAGATGCTTTGGGGCTTCTTGGTTTTCTAAAGCGAGTTAAATCAAGGGTGACACAAGATGGTCTCTATGGAGTTACATTTACTTCTTACGATAACGCATTTAGCAAGCTTTACTTTACATTGAACCATTTCGTTTTAGACTCTTATGACTGTGTTTTGACTGCAAAACACCCCTACAACTTAAACTTGAGCCAACAACTTAATTTTGAAGCTGAGTTTTCAAGCATTTATTTCTTAGATGGTGGGGTATCCTTGGTGACCCAAGCGAACCCCGACTCTTATAGTGATAGTGATTACTTATCAGATTTTAAGCAAAAACTGACTGTGGAAAGCTCATTCACAAAACTCACTGAGCTTGGTGAGGTGGCAAAAGAATTGCAAGATAAATTGGCTACGTTTTACGAAGCGATTGAACCTAAGTTTGAGTAGATTAAAGGTAGGATAAACTAATGAAAACAACAGAAGAACTAAGAAAAGAGCTTGAATATTGGGTAAGAGAGGAATATGAGGGTTGTTTAGACCTTGATCATCTCATTATACCTTTGGAAGAGCAGTTGAAGGCAGCAGAAACGGGCGACTTACTATTTGGAGACGTCCAACTACAAAGCAAACTTGCTTATGTAAATGACCAACTCAGCAATAGCGGTATCCCACTTTTCCTTGCTCGCAAGTCTGATGTGCTGACTCTTAGTGAAGAAGAACTTGCCTTGGAAAGTTACAAGCAACTTGCTCTTTATTATGGTAAAGGTAAAGTTTTTGTACCTAGTTTGGTCTATACTTTTGAGGAAGCGGTTAAATGTAGTGAGTTGATGGAGCAACTTTCTGCAGTGGAGCAACAACTTGATTTGTTAAAATTCTTGTGTGCTTTGGATATTGGTGTTCCACCGTATTTCGAAGGTCAACTTGGAGGAGAACTTTCACTTTATGTTTACAGTTCTAAACTACCTCGTATTATTGATTCCCAACTCTATATTTCTTATGAGTCTCAAATAGATCGCTATACGGTTAAATTGGAAGGTCAAATTGAGTGGTTTTGTAATGATTCAATCACTTTATTACCTTACACTAAAGAATCAGATTCTAAAGTCACTCTTCAATTCAATAAAGTACAAAGTGCAACAGTACAAGCATTGCAAGAAGGTGTTTCGTCAACTGATTTGCAGTCAACTTTTGACTCTCTAGTTTCTCGTTTGACAGAATTGGATAATGAAGATAATGATAAAGTAACTGTACAAGTCACATTGGTTACTGAGTAGAAAGGAAAATTTTATGAAACAAAAACTAAAACAATTCGCCACTTCTCAGTGGTTTGACTTGCTAGGAGTAATTCTAGTCCTCACAATCGCAATTTCCGCAGGGTATCACACTAAATGGCTCAACCAGTTAGTTGATTGGGGAGCATGGACAGTCTTCATTCCTTTTGGTTGGATTTCCGTAGTAAATGTCGCGATTTCCATGATGTCCACTCGGTTTACTGGGAAATTGAGTAAGTTAGGGAATTATCTAGGTGTTATCAATGCAGTTTTGTCTGGCTTAATTGACTATATTTTAGGCAATAAAGCTGCCATCATTACCTACCCAGTAACCTTCTTGATTTATCTTGGTGCTATTTATTGGTGGAATAAGTCGCAAGACGGCAAAGCCAACACTATTTCAAAAGCTCGTTTGAATTGGATTGTACCTGCTTTAGTTGTCCTAGCCTTTGCTTTCTCATACCTCACTAACTACATTGGGTATCGAGGTCAAATGAACCCTCTTGCCTATGTGACAACAGTAGCTTTTGCCTTGTCTTTGGTAGCTAACGGTCTCAACGCACTTAAACTCACAACTCAATGGAGCTTTTGGTTGTTTTACAACTTTGTGCAGTTAGCTAAAGCCTTTATCCAAGGGAATTTTGCTAACGTTGGTAAGTACCTATTTTATATTCTAAACAGTTTAGGTGCTTTGTTTGTTTGGAAAGAAAGTGAAGAATAACAAGGTCTCATCATGTCAAGAAAACGAAAAGAAGACGACAACGTAGTAATTGTTGGTAGGCGTGCCAACGACTACTATACAGACACTAGAAAATTAGACTTTCTATATCGCAAATTAGAAAATTCAAATGTAGCAATAACTGAATTTGAGTAAGTTCAGTTAAAGAAAGGAAAATTTTATGAAGAAACGTCTAAAATTAGTTTCAATTTTAACCCTCAGCTTACTAGCGGTATCCACAATTTCCCCTACACTCGTTGAAGCAAGAGGTGGTCACGGTGGAGGTCACGGCGGTGGTCACGGCGGTGGTCACGGCGGTGGTCGAAGTGGTGGTGGCGGAGCTAAATCAGGAGGCTCTAAATCAGGAGGAGGTTCCAAGTCGGGCGGTTCCTCTAAGACAGGCGGTTCCAAGTCCGGTGGTAGCTCTAAAACAGGTGGTTCTAAGTCTGAAAGTGGCTCTAAATCAAGTGGTGGAGGTGCTAAGTCCTCAAACAACGGAAACACACCTAAGTCTGACTCAGCGGTATCCCCAAAATCGCCCTCAAAGGCTGACCCTAAGACACACGTGGGGAAAAGAGTAGAAACTAAATCAAATGAGTCTAGTTCCTCTTCAAGTAAGTCAAGCAGTAGTAGTTCTTCTTTTAGAGGAAGTTCTTTCTACCCTCGAAGTGCTTTCCGTAGTGGTTACAATAACCAAAAAGAGGATGAGAAAGAGCGCAAATCTTTCTACACTACCAACAATTACTATGGAGGTGGTTTAACCTTTGGTGGTAACTCTTTCTTTGAGAACTTGCTTTGGTACAACTTGCTTTTCAATGGGTCAAGCCATAACACTTACAACAGTTACAACACCTACCAAACTCCTTTAACCAATCCTGCTCTGACTTCTACAACACAAACCAGTCAACCTCAACAAAAGGTTGAAGATACTGTTACTCAGAGCAAAGGTTATTTGGATTGGGAGAAAATTGGCAAAATTATCATGGGAGTTGCAGTAGCAGGTGCTTTGATTACAGGCGCAATGTGGGTTTTGTACAAAGTGATGGGTAACTAGAAAGTGGGGTTTTGATGTTTAAATTAGATAAAGATTGGAAAAAGGATTTAACTCTCCTTGGGTATTCAGCACTTTTGTGGGGTTTTGTCTTGGTCTTCTTGTTTAAAGTTGGTGTGGCTGATAAGTCTTGGCTTGTAAGTACACTCTTTGGAGTTTTCGCTTTTATTGCACTACTAGGAGCTTTGGTCTCAGTGTTGAGGGGTATCAATGTAAATCGCATGACTTTCTTGACACTTTTAACTCAAGTCAGCTCTATGTCTCTTATTCTTTTCCTCATGGCAGTTTATGTTGGTGGGGTTGAAACAACTGAAAGTAGACAAGTAGTCGAAACACGTGACTTCAATGGAACAGTTGATTCAAGAGCTTTCTCAAGAGGTCTTCGCAGTGTAAACTTCCGAGTCGAAGGGGAAGAAGAGCTTTTAACGCTTGATAATGTTGATATGAAAGCAACTTTCACAGACGGAACACCAGTACACCACATAAACACAGTGGTTATTGAGGACACACGAAAGGATTGGTTTGGTCACACTAAGACAACTGAGCGCACCATTCACCTTGTGGTAGATTAAGTTGATTGAAGATTCTACCTTAGCGGTATCCTCTCGTTTTGCTTGACAAATTTAAAACTTTTTGATATAATTAAATCAATAAAATGAGAAAAGGAAGTTAAACAATGGTAAAACAGAGTACAACTTATGTCACGGAAACAGTCTACGGCAATCACACTTTCACGAGCGAAACTGTGGCTCAAGCACTAGAAACTATAGCTTACAAAGCCATGTTTGATTACGATTTAGAATTAAAACAAGCAGGAGATGACTCTTTCAGATTTAAAGTCAACAATCGTTATGATTTGGTTTATTCTGAGGAAGGTGGTCTTCGCTTAGTTGAAGATTACGATCCAGAGCCTTTTGTAAACACTACTAAGGTTTTGCGCCTTTATAATAAAGGTTTGCTCTATGAACTAGATAGCGGGGTTGTTAGTTTGATTCTGAGCTTGAAACATTACCCAGTTTCAAGTTTCGAAGAAACTTTAGAGCGGTATCTTGCACTTGCGAAAGAGATTTAAATGATTTGAATAACGAAAGGAATTTTAACATGAAATTTAAGGTATTACCTACTACTGATAATTTGCAAACTCAATTTGATTATGTAAGGGAAGAGGTTATGAAAAACTACCCTTTGCTTGTAGCTTTATCCGACTTTACTAAAAACCCTTACTCGAAAAAGGTTATATCAGATACATTTGTAAAGGCTTTGAAGACTCAATTTGAAACTGATATAGATAAATATCACTCAGTATGGGAGCAGTCTGTTGATTTGTTCTTAAGTTCTCTTAAAGGTACTGTAGATAGCTACTTTGAGTTGATTCCACAGTTTGAAGCTTTGGGGGAAACTTACAAGGTGCAGTATAGATTTGAAAAGGAAAATGATTCTAAATTACGATTTACTCTTAGTCTACCTAACTCTACTGTTCCTTTGTATAGTGAGACTTTACTAGATTCTATTACAGAACTTGAGTTCTTAAACTTTATGCGTCCTTATTTGGTTCAGTTACCTTATTACCATGCTTTAGGCTCAATACTTGCTTTTGACTTTAATTTAGAATTTAACCTTATCGACTCTAACGATTTAGATTATGTAACTATTAAGAATACTAAAACAGGAGCAAATGTAGAGATTATGCGCACCGAACTTAATAGGTTTAAGGTTTTCGCTCATTATTTATTTACAGGTGATAATAAATCAATGCACATCAAAACCTCACAAGATTACTATTTGGATTTACCTTGTGTAGATACTGCGGATACTGTAGTTGTTTCTAAACTTTTTGAAGGTGTTCCACTTCCATGGTTAGTTAGAGTAGTAATTGATATTCTAGGTGAGCTTCCTGTATATGGAGAGAAAACTTCTCAAGGGGAGTTGTGGACTTACAAATAAGAAAAAAAAGAGAGATTTACCTAGCGGTATCCTCTCTTTTTATTTGACAAATTTCGTCTTTTTTGATATAATAAAGAAAATAAAGTAGAAAGCGAGAAAATATATGAAACCTTACTTTTATGTAAGTACGCTCAGTTCAACTGTACCGAGACTTTGCTTTACAAATAAGAAAAGAGCTGAGTTAGTAGAAACTTTGTTGTCTGTTTTAACTAAAACTAATCTTCAGTTTGTTCAAAATGAAGTAGATGAGTTTGAAATTCCCCTAAGTGAACACTCCAAGATTCGGTTGGGTTCTGATAACAAGTTAAACTTAGTTGGTGTAGTTGCTTTTGAGACTCAGATAGACACAGACACTATTTTGAAGTTGAACAAGTCAGGTTTGAAATTTAGGTTGAGTTGTGGTCTTTACATGTTCACACCACACCCTAGTCGGAAATTTGATATTTTAGAGTCATTTGAACTCTTATTTAAGTATAGAGAGGCAGTAGATTAAAATGGATTTAATTGACGTTATTGATACCCGCTTGTTGGACTTACAAAGTGAAATGTCTAAATTACAAGCTTTGAAAGAGCTTGAACAAAAGAAACAAGCTCCACAAGTTGAAGTTCCTCTATTTAAGTTAAGTGAAAAGTTACAACGAGAGCTTGATAGTTTGAACTCTACACTACGTTCTAAATTGCAGATGGAGGTTGTAGTAAACCAATTTTTAGGTACATTGCAGTTGGTTCAGCATTACTCTGATATTTCGTACACTCTTGCAATTTATTCTGAGAAAGAAGTGCGAGCTAAAATGAACAGAATGTTGGGTACGACAACTACTACGAACCCTATTCAATATTGGTTTAATCATATTTCAGGGTTAGTAAACGCTTTGCAAGTTCTATTTGAATTGACAGGTGGTCGTTTCTATGAGTTTGATTTGAAATACGATTTTACAAATTCCTTGCTTACATTCAATTTTAATCAATTTCAAGTTGTTGTGACAGATTTTTCTAGTGTTAGTCTTGGTCGTGTTGAAGTTTCTAAGGAAGTTGCAGGTTCACGTGCTATGAAGTTTAATCTAGGCTCTGAAGGTTTAGTGTTGGATTTTTCAAATTCTGTTAATGAGCTTATTACTGCGAAGATTACTGTCCCTTGTAATTTTTACTCTAATTCAGGATTAATAACAAAAATAAATGAAGCTATGGAAAAGATTGAAAGTTTTTTACATAGTGCAAGAATCCCAGTATAAAACTACCTTTGGGTATCCCAAAATTCTTTAGGTTTTCTTATATTTTAGAAAGGAAAAGCAAAATAAAATGAAGTTAAGAGATTTTGTAGATTTAAACTCCTTAATGAACCCAACAACTCCTAAAGCAGTAGCTTTCGACATTGAAACAACTTTTGACAATTCGTTCACACCCACAGTTACGGTATCTTCAAAAGCGCCTTTGACTACACCTTGTGATATTTGCCACCGTAAGGTAAAGCAGTTGTTTGCTTTAGAGCGTAAAGGTTTGACTTTCTTTGTCTGTTGTTATTGCTACAAGGAAAGATACAGAAATTGCAGTAAGGTCACAAAGAGTTTTGTAGACCCAACTACATTAGAAATTAGCCCACAACCAAGAGTGAAGTGGGACGATATTTGTACCTACGGACAACAGTTTACTCCGATATTAGACAAAGCACGAAAAGCAAATAGAAAGAACAAGAAGGTTTAAATCAATGGATTTTACAGATAATTTTTTGACTGAATTTCGCAAAACAATTAAAGAGATTTTACTAGAGGGTGATTTAGAACGCCTAAACCTCGCAAAGCAGTTTCTAGGTTTTGAGAATAAGACTTTCGGAGAGTTCTTAGCTCCTTTGTTCAAGGAAGGCTCACCTTTGACCCTACACCACTCAACACCTTACCAAGAGACAGATTCCAACCTTACTGCGGTATCTTCAGAAGACCACAAGCTCTTGTCTGAGGGTCAAGCGCCACAAGAACCTATGGTTGGCTTACCTGTAGTTGACATTGATGAAATTGAAAAGATTGAACCTCCTAAAGAAACGTTTAACTATAAGTGGTGTCCTCGTACCTTTTCAGCAGGTGCTAAAGGAGACTTGTGTGGTGTTGTCCTCCTTACCGAGCGTGGCTTTGAGATTGAAGACGTAGAAACAGGAGAAGTCCTTTACGCTCATAACTTTGAGGTTTACAAGCGTTTTGATTTAAGTCATGGCTTGGTGATTACCTTTAGTCTTTCAGGTTCTCGCATTTATGATATTTCGTATGAAAAGATACTGGAACCTAAAACAGGCTTTACCTACGTTGAGAACTGCCTTTTAAACAAAGATGAAGAGGGTTACTATGTACCTTCTGACGCAGAGGGTAACTCTCTGAGAGACTACGGTTCTCGTTGTGGTGTCTTCAACCTTAATGACTACCTAGTGAAGAATTATCGTCTAGCGACTGCACACTCCGTAGATTTGGTTATTAAAGAAGGTGAGATTCCACGAATTGCGTGGGTTCACAAAGACAACCAAATCAAACCAACGTCTTCCTCCGCGGCATCCCCAAAACCTACAAGAACCTTTTCCAAATACGACTTTGACTTAGTTAATAAGAAAGTTGCTATTATTGGTTTACCAAAGTCTCAAGTCGAGCGCTTTAAGTCTCTTGTTCTAACTGAAAAGAAAGCAGAAGAGCTAGAATTTATTGACTCTAGTTCTCATAACGACACAGAAGTTATACCTGAAAAGTTGAAAGACTTTGACATTGTAGTTGTTGTGAAGCGCTTTGTCGGTCACGGCACTATTTACAACTTGAAGAACTTGCTAGACGGTTCAGATGCTCAGTTGGTCAACTCTTCTTCACATGGTTTAGATGGGCTTGAAAGAGCTTTGTACAGAGGGGTTAAGGGGTATCCTTCCGAAGAAGGCGCAACCGTAGTGGATTACCCACTTCTTTAACGTTAATACGCCTAGGAAGAACTTTAGTTCTTCCTTTTTCTTTTCCAAGATTTCCAAGTGGTTTTCATAGATTTGCTTTATTTTCTTGACTTTTACTAAAAATTGTGATATAATAAGAGAGAAAATTGATATGAAAGGTAATTTAGAGCGTATTATGGTAGCAGAAGTAGGTTTAACAAGGAGTGAGTACAGAATTAAGTATCAAATTCAAGACTCGTCCTTTAATTACAACTTGCAAAGTGGGCGAATTGGTCTTGCAAGTAAACCTGTTCGAACAGGGGAAGTGAAGTCTCGCGTCAGAGGTGTGACTTATGTAGACAAAGCTCCGTTAACGGATCAAGAAATTATCGAGAGCGATAAATACTTGAAAGACGGTTCTAAGATTGACAACAGTGAACTTATTTCACTTCATGAGTTGTCTGAGGTTGTAGGTTTAGGTCGCTTGTCTAAGTTGTCGTCTTTAGTACACGCTTTTGCAAGTGCAGAGGGGATTGAAATCTTGCATTTCACTTGTTTCCCATTCAAAGAGCAGACAATTTACTTGGTAGGTCTTAGCCGAGGTCTTGAAGTTCCCTTTAAGAAGTGGCTTGAAGCTCAAAAAGAGGTTAAAGTGCAGTCTCGTAAGAACAGGGTAAATGGTGTTGTAGCCTACCAAGAAGCAACACCAGAGGTTCTATCGAAGCTTTACCCTTATAATGTTGTAGCAAGTGCCTTTAAAGAGTTTGAAGAAGACTTGTTCAGAGTCTCACCAACTAAGTTAAAGACTTACTTGAAAGATAAGACAACAAAACAAATGCGAGAAGACATTAAGGCTGTTTATTTCAAGGGTATCCCAGTCCTCCAGTGGGCGGAAAAACAAGGAATTTCAAAGGCTGCTATGTACATGCGCTTAGACCGCTACACAGAGCAATTTGTAAAAGACCAAGAACAGTTTATGTTTGGTAAATAATTAGAAGGAGTTGGTATTTTTGAAAGAAAAGAAAGCAGATTTAGACTTAACCAAACTACCTTCGACCCCATTTGTAAAGGTCACACAAGAGATTAAAGACTATTGGGAAAAGCAAGTAGTTAAAAATGTGTTGAAACAGTTGTACCATGATAAGAAGTACAAGTTCAACACTCGTTTGTGGGGTGATTTGGAGTATGTTCAAGACGGTTTGGACTTAGATATTAAGATTGACCGCACTGTTACCTTGAAGGTCGAGGGAATTGAAATTCCCATTCAGCTTCACTTGTGGATTACAAAAGATGTGGATATTTCCTTAAAACCCTATATGTTGAAGAACTTGCCTTCATGTAACTTAGGGGCAGAATTTGTACTCCCAGAGCGCAATTACCACATTCCTTTGGGTTACACACGTGAAACAGAGAAAATCTTCAAGATTCAACTTCACCGTATTCACCAAAGCTTGGTCAAGATTCGCAAAGAGAATAGCCTTGTTGGAGAGGTTAGAGTCACAAGAACTTCCTTGAACCAAACTGTCCACGGGTATCTCGAAAATGGCGCAACCGTGCGCCTTGTCTACTCTCAATCAGGTATTTTGAGGGAGAAATATATCAACGAAGAATTGGTTGACTTATATAAAAAGTTTGGCGAAGTTGAAAAACCAAAGGTTATTCGCACAGGTTCAAGTTCGAGCAAGAAGAGTGCTAAATCTAGTGAAAAAGCAGACACTCCTAAAGTTGCAAAGACTTCCAAAGTTAGAGTCTCAGCTCGCACTTTGAAGACTAAGAAAACAATGAAAACGAAAGGGGAATAACTTTTTGAAAACAGAAGTTCAGTCCGAAACGCAAGAGAGTTTAGCTTATACTTCAGTTGTAACTGAGTACAAGCATAAGTGTAAAGACGACTCTTGCGAGGGTTTACATAAGAACAAGGAAGAACCTAAACCTCGTAAGGTTTAGGGTTAGTAGGTGTCACATGGAAGACAGACACTTAATTGTTACAATTTATGAAAGAGATAAACTTCTTCAAGCCTTGAAAGAATTAGGCTTCTTGTGGATTGAAGGGGAGGGTATTCTCGATAAGGTGCTAATTGCTTTAGCACCTAACTCTTTAGTTCAGACCAACAAGGTTTACAAATTGACTCCGAGTGAGAGCTTGCAATTTTGTAAGTGGGTTCGAAATATGGGTCTTGAAGAAGCCTTGTTTTATAAAGGAGTTTCCCACTTAGGTTCTCGCTTAGATACAGAGGTGTATCAAACCGTTTACCCTCAGTTCAATTTGGAGAGTTATATTGAGAACTCCGAGAAAACTATCAATAAATTTAGTTTAGAAAGAGTTTTAAAGTTCTTTTCTAAATTTACATGGAATGAAATAGTCTTTATCGCTTTAGAATAAAGACTTTTCGCAGCTAGAAATTAAATTCAGTGAGGTTCACACATTGCGCATTTACGTTGATTTGGACAATACACTCCTTGATTCAGCAAGTCGTTTGGTTGATTACAAACCGACTTATGAACCGGAGAAACAGTTGTCATACGAGTTGAAAAAGGACTTGCTCAAACACTTCTCAAATCCTCAATTTTACCAATTTGGTGAGATTAAAATAAATGAAGAAGTAGAGCGGTATCTTGAAGGTCTTGTCGGTTCTCATACTGAGGACATTTGCTTTATTAGTTTGAGTCCTACCAAAGAGATTGCTGAGAAGAAGAAAAAGCTACTAGCTCAATTAGGTTACGGAGAGTCTTCTTTGATTTCATTTTACTCTTTGAAACAAGAGGAGAAGATGTTAGGTCGATTGGTGCAGTCTGCTAAAGACAGTTCTGAGCCTACAGTCTTTATTGATGATAACCCTTACCGTATCCTCAAGTACCAAGACAACCAAGCAGAGTATAGGGTTGTCCGCCACCCTTACACCGTAGGGCGCTACCCAAGTCACGTTTATGTGGCAAGCGCTAACTACTACAACTAAAGAAAATCTTGCACGTTTAGATAGATTATGGTAGAATTACAAAGAATTAAGGAAGCACTACAAACACTCGGCTTTGAAGGGGTTGTAACCGTAGAACAAACCAAGTTAAAACAAGCGTATAAAAAGCGCTCTAAGGAGGTTCACCCTGATGTTGAAGGTGGGTCTCACGAAGAGTTTAAAGCTTTACAAGAAGCTTATGAACTCTTGTTAAAACACGGTTTAGGTCAAACTATTGATTTAGTACACCGAGAGGTGTTGGTCACACAAGGTTCAGACTTACTGCGGTATCACCTAGCAGGGCGCGAGTACAAATGTCGGCTTTAAGAAAGGTAAAAATATGAAGTATGTAAATAAATGGAACTTGCCCCTATTAACTCTTATGGTTACTATGGTTTTAACCATGCTTGCAGTTTTGGTATTGTTCATTTTGCGACTAGTAGGAGCTACAAGTCTTGATATTGTTGTTATGACTGTACCTCTTGGGGTTGTTTTCCCATTAGTAGTCATTTGGTACATTGGTTTGTTCATTTACTCTAAGATTAGTCATAAAAGTTTCCGTGACGGAGCTGAAGTAGACTATGAGAGCGCAGCAAACTCAGATGATGGTTGGGAGTAAAGACTTTGTGGTTGTTACTCGCAGTATTAGTTTTGGGTAGTCTAGGTTTTCTTTACACCTCGAAAGAAGTAGATTTTACAGACTGCTTTGAAGAAGAGGTTAAACCTAGCAGTGCAACAAAACGTAGAAGGTAAGTGAAGATTTTGGTCTTCACTTTTTCTATTTCTCTAAAAAGCCCCAGATTGCCCCAGATTCGATTTTAACCTAATATGGTATAATAATGTCCAACTTCGATTTTAAATGCAACACGGAGCAAATGAGAGCCTTTAAAATTGATTCTGAGAAAAATGTCTGCAGTTTGGTTTTGAGAACTAAATCTAACCTTTAGTCTCTCACAGCGGTATCCACATTTTCGAGACTTTTGCAAAGTTTGTGTCTTTTTCTCCCTTATTTCTTACCTTTAGATTTCCGAAAAGCAGTAGTTGAGGGGTGTCACACCTCTTTTTATTTTTGTCATAATCTCTTCGATTTGTGTCACAGAAACAGATTTTTCTGTCCTAACTTTGTCATAGAACTCTTAAATTTTGTCATAACTTACTGTTTTTCTGTCTTAAATTTATGAAAAAGTGTCATAAAATGATTTTATTTTGTCCTAGATTTCTCTCAAAGTGTCATAAAATCGTCCGAATTTGTCTTACTTCTCATGAAATTTGTCATAAAATCCCTCAGATTTGTCTTAGATTGGGTTGAAAGTGTCATAAAACTTTGCCAATCTGTCCTAACTTTGTCCAAAATTGTCCTAGATTGGATAAAATTTGTCCTAAATTGAAGGAATTTTGTCTTACATTGAGGTTTACTTGTCCTAAGTCGCTCTCAGTCTGTCATAAAACTTCCTAGAAAGTGACATACATTTTCCGTTTTCTCACCTTAAATTCTCGTTTGAAACTAGAGGAACGCCCCAATTCCGTAAGGATTTGGCGGCTTTTTGCAGGGAGTTTAAGCTATGGAGGTCTGAGGTCTGAGGTCTGAGGTCTGAGGTCTGAGGT